ATACCGACTGAACTTTTTCTTCCATCCATTTAGATTTATTCAAATTATCTAAAAGAGTAGCTTTCTCTTTTTCTAATGTTAAAACCTCAGTAGCCAATTCAGAAGTCTGTGTTTCCAAATTTTTAATAATTCTATCCTTTTCTTCTAACTCCTCTCGATGTTGGATTTTTATATCTTTAAAATCTCCTCTACCATTATTAAACTTAACACTAAGTCTCTCTTGGATTTGTTCTCTGTTATCTGATTTTTTTATAACTCCAGAGTGTCCGAATTTTTCTTTTAATAATTCTAAACTCATTATCTTGTTCTTTCCTCTATATTAATTGACGATAACCTACTTCTATGTGCTGTTGCTTTTATAGCATGACTAAAACTTGGATGACCACCTATAAGTTGTGGTTCGGTAACTCCATCTATCTCCCAATACCAATTATTCCAATCACATATATCACCAGCTTCAGGAAAAAAGTTTAACGAACCACTCGCTAAATTATTTCTTTGAAACATTAGGTCTATCGTAGAGTTCGTGTCTGGTCCTGCTTCTTGAAATTGTTCTACTTCAGGAGCATTGTATCGTATCAGACAATTAACTCTAAATCCAACATTAAAATACTTAGTGGTTGATTCACCATAAATATTTGAGGGTGTATGTTCTGGTGATATTTTATAGATGTCAACTGATTGCCCAACAATCTCATCAATCAACTCCTCATTCATATGGTCAACTAAGTTGATTTCTTTCTGAGAAATAAAAAATGGTCGTGTAGCAGACATTTATTTATCCTATAAATACTGGTAAGGGAGCTTTTGCTAACACCTCTTGTTGAGCATTTGCTTCTTCAGCTTCAGCCTTTAACTTTTCAGTTAAACTTACCGACTCTAAAAATTCTTTTAATTCCTCTAATAATTGTTGTTTTTCCTCTCTACCCTCAGTCTTCAAAGCTTCACCATCTAATGTGACCTCTCCATCAGGTATCGGCATGGAGCTGTATTTACTTCTTATAATACCTAGTAACTCTTTAGCAAGAGCGTAAGTATACTTTCTAATCCATTGACGACCAGGTTGATTGATGGAGCTATAGGTAATAAACTTATATGGTACATTAGAAGGATCTGATACGCCACCTTGTAGAGAAGCACTAACATTGTTTGTGTTTCTAATATCATCTTTAACATAGTATTCAAACCATATCTTTTCACCAGCATCCCCATCTAATGGCTCTGGAAATATTCTTAAATTATTATTATGTATTTCAAAAGAGTAAGCACTCTTTCTTACCAAATCAGATGTTTCAATAGCATTTGCTCTAGCCAAGTCATAAGAGATTGGTTTTAAAACAAATGATATTGCTGGAGAAACATTACCAAAACCAAAAGCGTCAAGAAGTTGTCTTTGGTCAAATGTTCCAGCATATGGATCATAAAATCTTGATACAGCAGCTGGTTGGTGATTAAATACCCTATGAACTTCAATTCTTTTTCCACTTTCACTTACATTAGCCCAAACATCTTGTAAATCATAATCTTGTTTTGAACCTGATAAAGTAATATAACCTTTTTTCAAATCATAGGTTTCACTCATCCCAACAAGTTGTCCATATTTATCAGAAAGAGTTACAGATGGTCCTAGTGTGGGTGTCACTGGATCTAAAGAACCCGTACTAAGTGAACCTGATATTCTACTTTTTTCACCATATTGTTCCCACATCCAATTTTTAATATTGTAATTGTTGATGTGTTGTGAGTATTCATTTACTGCCTCTTCAAAACAAGCATAGATAGAACCACTTGGTATTTCTAATTGTAAAACAGGAAATCCAAGTCTTTTAGCACACCATTTAGTTACTGAAACAATATCAGTAGAAAAAGTTGAATCGCTATCGTAAGTTCCATAAGGAGTTTGTCCACTTATAAACGATGATGGATCTTCATAGGCATAATCTAATTTTGGCATAACATTCTCATATATTATTCTCCTACCTATAAATATAACCTTTTAAAAAACAAAAGGGGGAAACTAAGTTCCCCCCTTTTATTATGTATCAGAATTATGATTAGATTAAACTAAATCAAGTGATTTACAATGAATCAAACCATAGAACTCTGGACGGATCATCTTCTTAGCATATCTCGTCATCACACCTTTTCTTGGTGTAAAATCACTAGGATCATATACCAATGGAGTTGTAATTAACGGTACATAAGGACTGTATACAGCACCTGTTTCTAAGAAGTTACTTCCTCTGAATCCAACAAGGATGGAGTTTTCAGTCATATAAGGATTCTTATAGACTGTGTAACGACCAGCAGCTTGACCTATCTTAGAGATACCCATACTGAATTGATCATTTCCACCATCACCTGGCTGACTTACATATCCAGGAAGTGATTCAAGAATGGTAGCAACTTTTGGAGCAACCACTACAAAGTTAGCACCACCACGAAGTGTCAAACGATGAATTTCGTTTGATACTTTTTGAATCTTGGATACAAGAGTTTGATACCATTCGAAACGAGTTCCATAGAATGTAGTCGTTGAGAATGTGTTAGTACCTGAATCAAAATCCTCACCAGCTTTTGCTGACCAGTAATCAACTGTTGTAGCATCTGAAATCAACATATCAAGGATTTCCAAATCAATTTCCATTGAGATGTAATCACTTAACATAGATGTCAATTCAGCTTCAGCATCAACAGAGTGATAAGCGTTCAAGTCTTGAGCAAGCTCAGGTGACCAAACAGCTTTCAACTTACGAGTCTTAGCAACGATTGGTAAAGACCTCATTTCGAGGTTGACTTCAGGTATGTTCAACCCATTAACAGTAGCATCACCGACTCTATCTTCAAAGTCACCTCTGTTACCAGCATCAGGCTGCTGAACAAAGTCAACAGTATAAGATCCAGTCGCGGCATTAGCACTTGAAGCAGAAACAATTAGAGTGATAGTATCACCACTAATTGAAGCAAACTGTGCTAAGTTACTATGAATACCAGCCTCGGTAATATCCCAAGAACGGACTGCTAATTTATCAGGTCTTGTTAGACCAGAAATACTTCCTGTCATCTTGAAAAGCTTACCAGCAGAACTAGCAGACAACTCAGAATCAAAGTCTATGTCTTTAAATGATGGTACACTACCACCACCAAAAGATATAGTTGTTGTAGATTGACTAATTGAATATCCATATTTACCAACACCATAAAGACCATCTTCTCCGAAAGGAGCTACTGAACCAGATGGTGTGTTAGGACCAGTTTTACCGTGGATTGAATTACCAGAGGTAAATTTACCGATACTTGATCCATACTTGAAATCAAGATAGAATACAAGACCGGAAGGTAAATTCATTGGTTGGACAGAAACAAGTTCTTGTGCAACAATGTTACCAAATACTCGTCTTACCAAAGGTAGGGCAACACCTGACCACTCTTCATCTCCAACACCAGTACCGGCGTTAGGTGAAGTTTTAGAATTCTCAGAAATTAATTGACGAGCCTGGTTTTCTAGCAATACAGCCATACCAGATTTCTGCCATTCATTTTCCATTCCTTCTAAAAGTCCAGATTTTTCCCACTTAGTAACGAGTTTAGCGCTCTCTTCTTTTTGCTTCTTTATAGGTGAAGCATCAAGTAGAGATTCGTTTATATATTCGCTCATTTTATCGTTCTCCAATTAAGCGGTTTAAGATTTTAGTATACCAGCAAGTTTCTTAAAGCGATCTGCAACTTGACTTTCCTCAGTAATGATTTTCGTCTTTGGTGCAGTTCCACCAGATTTCTTACTAGCAAATTCCTTAACAGGTTCCTTCTTCTTCTCATTTCCGTTATCTTTATAAGATTCAGCAAGAGTAGAATAAACCAACTTGATTTCACGAGTTGTTTGAGCCCTATCAAAAGTCTCAACAATCTTCATCTTTTGGTCATTACTCAATACGAATTCTTTAAACAACTTATTTGTGTAAAGAAGTTTAGCATTAAGGATGTTAACTTCGTGAAGCTTGTCTCTTAGGAAAGTGACAGCTTCTTTATATTCATTAAGCTCATTCTGAATAGCTTCAACTGACTCGTGAGTTTGACCTTTACCAGGATCTTCTTCATCACCAGCACTTGGCTGTTTGACTTTATTGTCGCCAGCTCCTATACCAGATGAGGTAGATTGCTCTTCAAGGTCTTCTTCTTCGTCAAGTTCTTCTTCTTCTTCAGTAACAACTTCTTCTTCAACTGTATCAGAATCATCTTTATCAGCTTCGTTTACAGATTCTTCTTCTTCGCCAGGATCAGATTCATTCAACTCTTCTTCAAGCTCTTTGATTACAGCCTCTAAATCGAGTTCTTCAGACTCGTCAACTTCTTCGTCATCTTCATCTTCGTCTTCATGTTCTTCTTCAGAAACAACAGGAGCATACTTCACACCATCAACTTCAATTATACCTTCGTCCATATCTTCGTCATCATCGTCTTCTCTTCTAGGTGAATCGTGCATTCCTTCTTCCATATCTTCGTCATCGTCTTCACGGCGAGGGGAATCTTTATCATCATGCATTCCTTCTTCCATATCTTCATCCTCATCATCCTCATGTTCACCTTCTTCAATATCTTCTTCAGCTAGTTTAGCGGACAACATAGATTTTAAATGTGGAGTGAATGCTTCTTCAAGAGCCATTTTAGCATTTTGAAGAGCTGTTTCACGAACAGCTTTAGCATCAGCAATAGCTTCTTTTAATAAATCAGACATATTTGTCTCCGTACTATTTTATATAGTGGAATAAAGTTATTCTGGAACTTTAATTAAGGATTAATTTTATTAGACTCTGTACACCACAGAGTATTGAGGTTATATATAAGTATAAGTAAAAAAAGAAAAACTAGTTAGAATGAAGAGATTTTACTTTTTGTAATCTTAGTTTTCTTTTCTTTCTTTTGATAACAGATGGTTTGGTATAGAATTCCCTATCCCTTAGTTCTTTTAATAGATTTGAATTTTTAACTCTTTTTTTGAATTCAGATAAAGCTCTTTCTATACTTTTATTTTTTACATCAACATAAAGTAAGGTTGAGTTTTGTTTTTTTGATTTTTTCTTTTTTTGTAACATATTATAACTTTTTCTTTTTCTATTATTCGTCATCTTCTTCAATCAGTTGTGCTTCAGACAAACATCCTCTAGCAACTGCTGTATGAGCATCTTCTATATGAACGATTTCAGATATTGGTATAGGAAATTCATCTTGGTCAAACTGCTCATTAAAAACATCTAAAAATCCTTTTACTAAAGAAGTTCCCCCACCAATTACGATAGGAACAGCTTCGGGAAAGTTGGGAACATTTTCTACACCTTCAAACTGAACCTTTAGGTTAGTTAAAAGATAATTAATCAAAGCACCATAATATGAACGAATAGCAATAAGAACATTAGCTTCATCGGTTTCTTCTTCATAAATATTCTGATAAGTGGCAGCTGAAAGGTCTAATGTATTTGAACTTTCTTTGATGTTGGTTACTTTAGCTTTTGATACTCCAGTATCCATTGATACATTTTCATCAACCCAATCACCACCACGACTTACACTAAAAGATAGGGCAGTCATCCCTTGATACATAACGGCTATGTTACACATTCCAGCTCCCATTGAAATCGCCACACCTGTTAGTTGAGTATCAACCAAACCCTCATATCCAATAGCAACTGCCTCTTCTATCTTTTTTACAGAATATCCATACTGTTCTATTATCGTTCTCAATACATCTTCGTGATATGAAACTTCTCTCTGTACATCAATCGGTTTGGATGGAACACAATATACACAAGTTTCATCATCTTTAGCCTTACCTAATAATTCACCTATTATAGCATTTAAAACAGGTAAAGAATCTTTTTCATTAGGATTTAACAAACCACTTTTCATAGGTCGTTTAAGTTCTGCTGTTGAAAATATTTGAGCATAATTAAAAGCGTGCTGTCCAACAATATGTATCTTACCAGCTTTCTCTACAAAAGGAATCCCTTGTCTTTTTAACATTCTTTTTACTTGACCTACCTCACCATCAACAGTCAAAAACGCATTCCTTTGTTTTTTAATTGTATCCTCTGTGGCAGCAATATAAAATGATGTCCCACAATCTAATCCTTTTGCCATCTTTAACCTCTTATAAGTTGTTTAAGTTTTTCTTTCTGTGTTGACACTTTACCCTTAATCACTTCATCTGATTTAACAGATGACACTTTAGCTTTTTGTAATGATATATTC